GCCTGAACCCCAAACAGTCTGAAAACTGATAGCCCTCTGCTCAAACAACTTATTCAGCATTACTTCTGACCTCGCTCAATCGCCAAACCAAACAACAACACGCCGACACCGGCAACAACAACACCCAACGGTGGAAACACAACGCCAACACCGATAGCGATTAGTGCTGCACCAGCAGCCTGAAAAATTGTGGCAATCATCTACACGCCTTCACATAAAGAACTCAGGTATAACCTGTGCTTCTAGTTTAGCCGAGGCACGGTCATACGCGGCAATGGCAGCAACAGCACAGTCAATCCTGCGATTACTGTTTCGATTCTCTTTGACTATTCGCACACCCAGGTTGTCGGCCTTAGTCACAGCGTTAGTGAAATGGCGCGACACCATCGGGTCACCATCGTTACTCAGTCGCGCTTCCGTGACCGCATCATAAAACTTCGCGCAAGCTGTAACCATGCGCCTAGCAGAAGTCGTAGGATATTCAACAATTGGCACTCCTTGATCTTGTAAAACTTCCATTGAACGCTGCCACCTAAAAGGGTCGCAGACAACTTCGCGCACTTTATACGCGGCACAGAACGCCAGAATCTCGTTCTCGGCTTCTTGAATCTCAACACGCCAACTATCGTCAGCACCAACAGGCTTTTCCCAAGCCTTCACCATGAACACATAAGCAGGTTTCTCAGCCGTTGGAATCGTGCAACCAATGATGGCCGTGGTGTCACCTGAGAACGAACCATCGAAACCCAACACATACTCGTCATCAGGGTCAAGTTCGCGAGGGTCAGCCAACCCTTCCCAAACACCTGACGGCAACCACGACAGCTGCGAACTAACCCACTGGTTCAAACGCTTCGTGCGGAACTCGGCTTCTGGTGTGCGCTTCACAGCCGATTCAAAGTCGGCGCGGCTAACAATGTCATCGAAGCCAGGGTTTGCTGATTCCCAAGTTGAAGGATGCGTTGGGTGTGGCTTCGGCTTTGCAGGCGTATGCGGCTAGGTTCTTTGGTCAGGGTGCGACTACTCAGGGTGTTATTGAGTTCCCTGGTGCGTTGACTCAGGAACAGGCTAAGAACCTTGTTGACGGTTTTGATTCTCGTCACCGTGGTTGGCGTAAAGCTCACAAGACCGGTGTGTTGTCGGGTGGCGCACAATACAAGCCGACCAGCGTTCCTAACGATCAGGCACAGTTCTTGGATTGTCGCAGGTTCGCTGTTGAAGAAATGGCGCGCGCGTTCAACATTCCTTTGCACATGATGGGTATTCCTGGCACGGCCAGTTATGCATCGGTTGAGCAGAACAACTTGCAGTTCATTTCGCACACGCTCAGACCGATTCTTGAAAAGATTGAGTGGAGTTACAGCAAACTGCTGCCAACACCGGCAGCGTTTATCAAGTTCAATTTCAATGCTTTGTTGCGTGGCGATTTGCAGTCGCGCATGACCTCTTATTCGATTGGCACTCAGGCTGGTGTCATGTCGGTCAACGATGTGCGCCGACTAGAAGACTTGTCACCTGTTGAAGAAGGCAACCAGCACCGTGTTCCACTGGCGAACATTGCCTTGACTCAGACGGCCATCGTGGAAGAAGAAAAGTTGGTCAAGATGGCGCAGATGCTTATTCAGGTTGGTTTCGACCCTGCTGAAACTTTGGCTGCGCTTGATTTGCCTTCGATTGCTCACACAGGCGTTCCTTCGACTCAGCTGCAACCTGTTGCACAGATTGACCCGACAGCACCAGGCACGGTTTACTGATGCCGATTAGTTCTGGTCAGATAACTGTTGGCACAACTAGGCAGCAGATTGATAGCACAAGTTCAAGCGTTTACCGTTTGCACATCCACAACAACGACAACCAAATGAATCTTTACTTGGGCGGGTCGGATGTGACTATTGCTAACGGTCTGATTTTAGAGAAAACCGATACAACTGAGGTTCAGGTTTCGCCTGGCGATTCTGTTTGGGTTGTGTCTAGTTCAACAAATCATTTAGTCAGTTATTTGAAGGTGACCTGATGCCGTATTTCATTGCTAAGGATCGTGTTGGTTGCGAGTCTGGTTGGGCTGTTGTCGATGAAGCCGGTGACTTGGTTGCCTGCCACGACAGCAAACAGGGCGCGATTGATAACGCTGTTGCTTTGAGCATTGTCACGGATGAACCGTTTGAGGGTGAACGCGCAGCTGTTGGCAGTTTGCTGGTGGGCGATTATGTGACTTGGGAAGTCGATGGCGAAACTTTGACCGGTGAGATTTATTCGGTTGAGGGTGACACGGCTCAGGTGAAGATTTATGAGGACATGGGCGGCTTCTTTGTGGAGTCTGTTCTTATCAGCACCGTGCCTGTGGCTGACTTGACTCGTATTGCTGAACCCGAAATGTTTGGCGATGAAGATGATGATGAAGACCGTGCAATAAATCAGGAAGCACCTGCATACATGAGAGCAGCCGCGCGCCGTGGCCTTGAATACTATGAGCAGGGTTTGGCTGGTGACGGTCTTGTGGATCGCACTGTGCGTGAAGCGCGTGACATGGCTGAGGGTCGTGTGAGGGATGACAAGTGGGTTCGCATTGCGGCGTGGATTGCTAGACACATGGGCGATTTAGATTCGCCTGATGCTGACCCGACTTCTGAGAACTATCCTTCGGCTGGTGTTGTTGCGCATTTGTTGTGGGGCAGTGGGCCAGGTAAGAGAGCTGCTGAACGCACTATGGCTTATGCAGAATCGGTGGTTGCTAGAATTGAAGCAGAGCAAGAAAGAGATGCTATGACTGTTGATGTTCGTTCTAAGTGGGTTGATGTTGCTCACAGAATCAAGGCGCAGATTGAGGGCGGCACGGTTGAGGGTCGCACTAAGCCTGAGCCTGAGCAGCGTGTCAATGTCACAGATTTTGAGATTCGTGAAACACCTGCTGGCATGACCTTCACTGGTTACGCTGCCGTGTTCAACAGCGACAGTGTGCCGTTGCCGTTCATTGAGCGCATCGCGCCTGGCGCGTTCAAGCGTTCGTTGCAGTCGCGCAACGAGGTCAAACTGTTGTGGAATCACGATGCTGGTGAGCCGTTGGCTTCGGTTCGTGGTGGCACTCTGAAACTGACTGAGGATGAGCGTGGCTTGAAGGTCGAAGCGACCCTGGCTAACACGACTCGTGGCCGCGATGTCAGCGAACTTATCCGTTCTAAGACCGTGGATTCTATGTCGTTTGGTTTCTCGGTTATCAAGGATTCTTGGTCGGGCGATGTGCGAACCCTACAAGCCGTGCGTTTGTTTGAGGTCAGCATTGTCAGCTCACCAGCCTATGAAGGAACGGCTGGCACAGTGGCAGTCAGATCAACCACCGGCATTGATGCCGACCAGTTGGCTGATGCGTTGATGCGTTTGGAATCGGGCGAAGACCTAGACCCGACACAGGCAACACTCATCACCGATGTTGTGTCGAAACTGACCAAGACCGAAGAAGTGCAAGAAGTTCAGGGTGACATTCTCGCCTTGAAGAAGAAGAAACTAGACCTGCTAATGAAGGACATCTAATGCCAACAAAAGAAGAATACGAAATTGCAATAAAGGTAATCAACGAGATTGCTGGTTCACCTGACAGCGGCATTATTGCCGAATTGGTGAAGGACATTGCATCGGCATCAGCACCGGCCAAAGAAGTTCGTGTGACTGAGGCAAAAGAAACTCGTTAGATCGCAGTTCTTTTCCCCTGCTGGTTTTCTTACCCTTTACCGGCAGGGGTTTTCTTTTACGCCGTTATATTGCGTTGGCTAAACTTATTCACAGGTTCAGCGTTAGCGCGGCCACCTGTTCTGTGTTATTCACGGCAGACAATTCATCTAACCTAATTGAAAGGAAATCATGTCTGATTTCATCAAGGGTCAGGCGGAAGTTCGCAACAACCTAATCGCACAAATGCGTGAGGTTTTGGATGACGCTGAGAAGCGTGGCGGACTTACTGCTGAGGACTCACAAAAGATTGACCGTATCGAAGCTGACATTGCACAGCGCGATGCTGCTATTGCTACTGCTCAGAAGGTCGCACAGCGTTCAGCTGAGGCTGCTGAGTCTGCTGGTTCATTCGCACCAGAAGTTGCACCTGCTTCTTCTGAGGCTGATGTTCTTCGCGCGATTGCTCGTGGCGAAACTCGTTCACACGAGTTCATGCGCGAAACTCGTGCGCCGCTAGTTCCTTCTAGCAACACCGTTCCAACCTCGTTCTATGACCAGGTGTTCCAGATCGCAACCCTAGTCGGGCCGATTCTTGGCACATCAGAGGTGTTCAACACTGCATCAGGTGAAAACCTAATCTTGCCAACCGTTACTGCAATTAGCACTTCGGGTTCAGTTGCAGCTGCTGGCACTATCGCAGAGTCGAACCCAACCTTCTCGTCAATCACTCTCGGCGCAATCAAGTATGGTGCGATTGTGAACTTGGCTAACGAGTTGGTGACCGATGCTGGTTTCAACATCACCGGTTATGTTGCTCAGCAGCTAGGAACTAGCCTCGGTGTGCAGACTAACAGCGCACTAACTGACAAGTTGGTTGCTGCTGCTGGTTCTGTTGTCACTGGTGGCACTGGAACGAGCGGAAGTTTCACTTACGAAAATCTGATTGACCTCGTTTACGGCATCGCAGATGGCGCACGCGTTCTTCCAGGCCTCGGCTTCATGATGGCTAAGAGCGGTATTGCTGCTGCTCGTAAGCTGAAGGATGGCGCAGGTAACTACATCTGGCTAGACAACGCAGTAAACGGTCAGCCTGCACAGTTGCTTGGTTACTCGGTTTACGAGAACCCTTCTGTTCCTGCTGTTGCTACTGGTGCGAAGTCTGTTCTATTCGGACACCTTCCATCGTTCAAGGCTCGTGTCGCTGGCGGCGTTCAGGTTGCATCTTCAACCGACTTCAACTTCAACACCGATGTGACCTCATACAGAGGCCTCATCCGCGTTGACGGTGGACTAACCCACGCAACACACATCGGGTATTTCAAAGGTGGGGCTTCATAAGCCACTCGTTTGAGTAACGACTGAGAAGGTCGGTAAGCGCGTAGACTTACCGGCCTTCTCTTTTTTTGCGCCATTCCATGATTGTCAGTTCACGCTTTTGGCTGTTGCAACTTTTGCAGGCTGACACTAGGTTGCCGATTGAGTCGCGGCCACCTCTCGCAACTGCTATGACATGATCTACGGTTAGGCGTTCGGTTGTGCCACAGTAGAAGCATGGTTGTTGGCTTAGTCGTTTTAGTTCTTTTTTAGTTACAGTAAATATTCCATTTGCTTTGAGCCTGGCATTGCGCCTTCTAGTATTAGCAGCCACAGCCAGATGATTTCTGCGTTTTGAAATTGCCATGTATTCAGCGTGTCGCGTAGGGTTTTCTGCAATCCGCTGATTTGCATAAGCAATGCGCTTATTGCGATTGCGTTGGTAATTGTCAGCCTGTTGTTTGGCGATGTTTTCAGCATTTCTTTTTCGGTATTCGGCGCGAGCTTGTCGGCGGCACGGCTGGCATTGGCTGTATAGGCCGTCAAGGGTTTTGGTGTGTTTGCCAAAGTCTGTGCGTGGCAGGATTTGCTTACATCGGCTGCAAGTCTTAGAATCGGACATATCGAAACTCCCATTTCGGTCATGCCCCTGGATGTTTCTGCATCGCAGGGGTTTCTTCTATTCTATCCTTTGCCTGTTGTATTCTGTTAGCACCTTCTACGACAGGAATAAAAATGGGTAAGTCTGGGAATCCGGCTAAGGGTAGTTTGCGCGGCATTGTTTCGTGGTTTAGTAATTCGCCAACGGCCACCACGGGATATGGGATGCAGTCGAACCAGGTGTTGAATCGTATGATCCGTGACGGTCTTGATGTTGCTGTGTTGAGCAACTATGGCCGCGAAGGTGTGAACGGCACTTGGGCTAGTGACCACGGTGTTGTGCCTGAGTATGCGCGTGGTGCTGAACCCTATTCGCAGGATGTTACGCCGCTGAATCATCTGCATCATGTGGCCGCCGTAGAGAAGAAGAAGGGCAAGTTGCCAAATGTTTTGGTGACTCTTTACGATGTGTGGATTTTGCGTGGCGATAAGTATGCCGATCTAAACATTGCTAGTTGGACACCGATTGACCACAACCCTGTGCCACCTTTGGTGTTGGAGTGGTGCAAACGGCCTAATGTGACACCGATTGCGATGAGTCGTTGGGGTCAGGCGCAGTTGGCTAAGTATGGTGTTGAGTCTGAGTTTGTGCCTCACGCTGTTGAGCCGGTGTTCAAACCGACCTTCTATGTTGACAACCAGCCTGTTCGCGATTACATGGGTTTGACGGATGACAACTTTATTGTGGGCATGAACTTTGCGAATAAGGCTTCGGGTGCGATTCATAGGAAGGCTGTGGCTGAGGCGTTTTTGGCGTTCTCAATCTTTGCGAAGGATAAGCCTGATGCTGTGTTGTATTTGCATACCGACATGTTCGGAGTTTCGGTGGTTGGAAGTTAGACCAGTTGTTGACCAGCTGTGGTTTGCAACGCAGTCAGGTTGTGTTCTGCGATCAGGTGTCTTACCGTTATGGCTATTCGCAGGAACATTTGGCTGCGTTTTATACGGCTATGGATGTTTACCTGGGGATCAGTTATGGTGAAGGTTTTGGGGTTGGCACGGTTGAGGCGCAGGCTTGTGGCACACCGGTTGTCGTGTCGGACATTTGTGCCAGCACTGAGTTGTGTGGCGATGGTTGGCTGATTGAGTGTCAGCCGTTGTGGGATGAGGCGCAGAAGTCTTGGTTTAGTGTGCCGAACATTCCGCAGACTGTGGCGGCGTTGCAAGCTGCTTATGATAGGCCGCGTGGGAAGTCGCAGAAGGCGATTGATTTTGCTGAGGGTTTTGGTGCTGAGAAGGTTTGGCGCGAATACTGGTTGCCGGTGTTGAAGAAGATTTTGCGATGATTCCTGTTTTGGGGTTTTGCACTCTGAAACGATTTGACTTGGCTGACCGGCTTCTTGCCAGCATTGATTATCCTGTTGAGCATTTGGTTGTGGTCAACAATTCTGGAACACGCACCTGGCAACCTAAGAAGCCTGAGCTGGTGAAGAACCTGTGGCACATCGAAGTTCCGTTCGGGCTTGGTTTGGTGGGTGCTTGGAATCTGATTGTGAAGGCCACACCGTATGCGCCATATTGGGTGCTGGTGAATGATGATGCTTGGTTTGAGCCTGGGCAGATGGCGAACATTCCCGATCAGGTGGACACGCAGGCGTTGAACTTTTTGGACATTGTGCCGCAGTGGTCGGGTGTGGTGTTTGGTGAGGGCATGGTTGAGAAGGTTGGGTTGTATGACGAGAACTTTTATCCGTTTTATTTCGATGACAACGATTTGGAACGCCGCGTTGATTTGGCTGCCGTAGCAAGAAAACTATTGCCTGCAAAATGGGTCATAATAACAGTTCTACGCTTCATAGCGGCTTCCAAAATGTGAACTCGGTGTCATACAGCAACAACCACAATTTGTCGGCTCAGAACGCCACACAAGGCCGTATAAGTGCAAATGCGTGGACACTACAAACAAGAAGGGCAAACCGGTGGGATTGAAACGACCAACGATTTACACAGGCGGCACATTCGACCTGTTACATCCAGGTCATATTGCGTTCTTGGAACGCTGCCATGAAATCGGTGATGTGGTGGTGTCTTTGAACACTGATGAGTTCATTGTGGAATACAAGGGCAAAGCACCGGTGATGACTTACCGTGAACGCGAAGCAACCTTGTTGGGTTGTAAGTGGGTGGCAGCTGTTGTGCCGAACATGGGTGGTGCAGATTCCAAGCCGACCATTGAGCAGGTGCGACCTGACTATGTTGTGATCGGCAGTGATTGGGCGCGGCGTGATTATTACTATCAGATGGGTTTTGACCAGGATTGGTTGGATGAGCGCGGCATTGGTTTGGTTTATATGCCTTACACGGATGGCATCAGCACGACTGCTATAAAGGCACGGCTGACTAACGGCTAAACTAGAAGCATAGATTTTAGGAGTCATTTTGGCCATCACCAATGGATATTGCACACTTGCAGAAATCAAAGCCTCTTTGCGCATACCGTCTGCTGACACGGTAGATGACAGTTTGCTGGAAACTGCTGTTGAGTCGGCTTCGCGCCTGGTTGATGGTTTCGCTGGTCGCAACTTTTACCCGAACGGCACAGCAACCCGATTCTTCACACCAGAAGACACGATTGTTTGCGAGATTGATGACTTGATTTCGTTGAGCAGCCTTGTGGTGTCTGCCGACTTGGATGGCGTGTTTGACCAGACTTGGAACAGCACCGATTACCAGCTTGAACCTTTGAACGGTAGGGCTGACGGTTTGACTGGTTGGCCTGCGACACGGATCAGCGCTGTTGGCGATTATGTGTTTGGCACAAACATTGGTGAGGCCAGCGTGCGCGTGACTGGCACTTGGGGTTGGTCTGCCGTTCCTAGCGCAATCAAACAAGCCACCGTTATTCAGAGCAGCCGAATCTTCAAACGCCTTGACTCACCGTTGGGCGTGTTGTCTGCACCAGACCTCGGCTACATCCGCGTTGGCACAAGACTTGACCCTGATGTTCAGCAACTTGTTGAGCCGTATCGCCTGGCAAGGTTCTTGGCGTAATGGCACAGATTAGTGATCTGCGACAAGGCATCGCAAACAACCTGGCAACCATCACAGGTTTGCGCACCGGTTCGACTATTCCTGCGAATGTGAATCCACCGTTTGCAATCATTGCACCGGCATCGGTTGACTATCACAAAGCGTTCAAGAACGGCCTGTCAACATACAACTTCACGGTGACTTTGGTTGTTGGTTTGGCTAGTGAGAGAACGGCACAGAACTCGTTGGATGCTTACTGTTCCCCAACGGGTTCTTCTAGTATTCTCAGGGCAGTAGAATTAGACAAGACACTCGGCAATAAAGCATTTGATTGCATAGTGTCTGGGATGAGAAACTACGGCTCAATTTCACTCGGAGATAACACATATCTGGCAGCTGAGTTTGACTTAGTTGTGCAGGCAGACTAACAAGGAGATTCAACATGCCAAAATTCGTGGCAACAGACCACAAAATTACCGTCAACGGAACTAACTTCAGCGACTCGCTTCAGTCTGTTGATCTAACCATTCAGGCTGACGAAGTTGACACAACCACTTTCGGTGGTCAGTGGAAGACTGTCACCGGCGGCCTTCGCTCAGGTTCACTAACACTCAACTTCTATCAGGACTTTGGTGCTGGTTCGGTTGATGCTGTGTTGTGGCCTTTGCTGAACACCAATGCGACTGTGACGATCACACCGACCAGCTCTGCAACTTCGTCAATTAACCCGATTTATAGTGCAGTATGTCTTGTGAGCCAATATCAGCCATTTGCTTCAACAGTCGGCGACCTCGCGACCCTATCGGTCACCTGGCCAACAAGCGGCACTGTTACTCGCGCAACAGCCTAATTTTTTACCACAACTAAAAAGGAAACCAAATGAAACTCAATCTACGCGCAGAATTTTTGGATGGCAGAACCATTGACCCGATTCCGGTGATTATGCCTGACATGCTGAAATTTGAAGAGAAGTTCAATTTGTCTGTGGCCACTTTGGCTAAGTCTGAGAAACTGACACACATCGTGTTTTTGGCTTGGGCTTCGTTGAGTCGCACTAAGCAGACTGATAAGAGCTTTGAGGATTTTATTGAAACGGTTTCTGCGGTTTCTGCGAGTGAATCCGACCCAAAATAGTTGGGCTTGGCGATGAGTCTGCTCATTGGCTCATCGCCGGCCTTGCTGTTGAAACAGGTATTGCACCAAGCCTGCTAATGCAAGAATCGCCTCGGATGTTGTTTACTATTCAGCGTTATTTGATTCATAAGAATCAGGCGAGGTAAAAGAAAACCCCTAGACCAAAAATCTAGGGGTTTCTTTATTCCAGCGACTATTTGGGGGAAATGTGCTGGAAGCCTGTGAGTTGGAAGTTCGGGTGTTGTAGCACTGCACCTGCGGCGAGGTCTAACATCCGCTGAATGTCTGCTGCGCTAAATCGTGAGTGTTCGATGATGTAGGCAAAGTTGTCTGCATCGGTTATGGCGTTGTATGCCAAACGCACCACGAGTGCTTGCCAGGCTGGATTGTCTAGTGGCAGGTTGCCACGCTCAATGCAAACAAGTGCTGCTTCGTAATAGAAAACATCCGTCAGCTGATCTGCGAGGTCATAGTCAAGGTGGCCGATGGCTGACCAGATTTCGTCTTCACCGGTGGGGTTGAACTTGCTGCCAGATTGCATGATGTCTGCGGTGCGTTCGACAACATCCTGGTAGGCGGTGTGTGCTTCTTTGAAGATTCCCATGATTACCCTTTGTGCTGTTTGTTGGCCAGCGGTTCAAAGATAAGGGTTTGCCTGGCTGTTGGCAAGTTCATCCGCAGGGTTTTCAGATAACGGTTTGATAACGGAGCGGTAGAATTGACCCTATGGCCGAACCACTAACACTCCAAATCGCTAAATTCAGCGGTGCGTTGGCTGAACGCGGCGGTGCAGGTGTGGGTCAAGACATCTCGGTCACGGACATCCGTGAGCTGCAAAAGCGCATGAGGGCTATTGAGCCGCGCCTGCGCACACAGTTTGTGCGTGACATCAAGAAGATTGGTAAACCGTTAGAGTCGCAGATCAAGACTGGCATTGGCACAATCAAGCCGTTGTCGGGGATGTTGAAGGATAAGGGTCGTTTGGGTTGGGGTGTTGGCGTGAAGCCGGATAAGACCTTGATTCAGTTCAGAACTTCGGCTGGTGGCAAGTCTTTGACTACGCCGCTTTTGCGAATCAAGGTGTCTTCACCTGGCACGGTTTTGGTTGACATGGCTGGCCGTTCGGGTCGCTTTATTGGTGAGGGTCGCAGGAACGATAATGCGCCTGCCAGCACTAAGCCGCGTAATGCCAGCAAGAAGAAGGGTGATGCCTTTATTGCTAGTTTGAACAGGAAGAATGGTGCTGCGCCTTCTCGCCGTATTTGGCCTAGTGCTGAAAAGAGTTTGCCTGCGGTTCGCCGTGAGGTCGAAGTTGTTTTGGCTAACGCTTTTAGGTATTTCAACATGAAGGGTCTGTGACATGGCTGGTTCTATTTTTATTCCGCTGAAAACGGTTCTTGATAATTCGGGCATCAAGAAGGCGCAGTCGGAGTTCGGCAAACTTGGTAAGTCGCTTAAGGGTGCGCTTGGTGCTGCTGGTTTGGGTCTTGGGCTTGGGGCTATTACTTCTCAGTTGAACGCTGCTGGCAAGGCTGCTGCGGCTGATGCTAAGTCGCAGGCGTTGTTGGCGAACACGCTTAGGAACACTGTTGGTGCGACTAATGAGCAGATCGCAGCTGTTGAAACTTCTATCAGTGGAATGGAACGCCTGGCTGCTGTTGCCGATGATGACATTAGACCTGCTTTTGCTCAGTTGGCTCGTGCCACCGGTGATGTGTCTGCTGCGACACAGTTGACCAGTTTGGCTTTGGATGTTGCTGCTGGAACAGGCCGCGATGTTGGTGCTGTGGCGATTGCGTTGGGTCGTGCCTATAACGGCAACACGACTGCACTTGCCAGGTTGGGTGTGAATGTCAAGGGTGTCAATGACCCTCTTGGTGTTTTGGCTAAACAGTTCGATGGTGCTGCTGAGGCTGCCGCGAAACTTGACCCTTATCAGCGTTTGGAAATTGTCTTTGGCAACCTGCAAGAGCAGATTGGTATGGCACTTCTTCCTTACTTGAATGAGTTGGCTGATTTCTTCAACTCGCCAGAAGGTCAAGCACAGTTGAAGCAGTTTGCCAGCGATGTCGCTGACATTGCCACTTCGGTCATTGATTTGGCTGATGCGTTGCAGTTGTCTGGTGTGTTAGATGATTTGGCTACTTTTGTTGAACGCGCTGCTGCGTTGTCGAAATTTGATTTTGGCAAGTTGGCAGATCAGGATGCCAATGCTGGCATGGAAGCTTATGTGGAGTTGTATGAAACCAACCGTAAAGCGTATGACGAGAAGATAGCGTTTCTGAAAAGGGCGCGTGGTGGTGCAGCTGCTGTTGCCGAAATCGAAGCGTTTGTCAAGAAGAATAAGGCTGCTACTGGTCAGGGTGGTTCGGTTCTTGATAACTACTTTGCTTCGACTGGTATTCGCGGCGGTTTGGGAACTGCGCTTGTTACTGTGCGTAAAGGCACTGAGGAAATCAAGAAGTCGAACAGTGGTTTGAGTTCGGCTGCTAAGGCTGCGGCGGATGCGATTAGTAAGGCTACTGCGGCTGCTGATGCGCAGGCTGAGGCTTACATAAAGGCGGCTGAGGCTGCTGCGGAGTTCATATCTTCTACTCGTGAAGTGGTTGACGGTTTCCGCGATCTGTTCAAGGTCACACCGGAACTAGGTGCGTTTGAGCAGGCTGCTGTAAATGCGTTCAGCAACATTTTCGACACGATTGATTCGGCGTTGGCTGATGAAATGATTTTGTCTAGTGCTGCTTCTGCGTTGCGCGAGTATGCGGCTAGTGAGCAGAAGACTTTGCAGAGCATTGCTAGGCAGCGTGATGTGTTGGCCGGCAAGATTGATGTGGCTAGAACCATAACGGCTGGCGTTACTGGTCTGTTGAGCATCACTAACCTGCTCGAAACTAGCAGCCGTAGTGTGACTGAAACTGTGCGTTCGATTGTTGGGGGCATTGATGTTGCGGTGACTAAGACTTTTGATGTGGTTGAGTCTGGTGGCCTTGTGGATAACTTCCAAAAGTTGGTTGATAAGACTAAGGCGTTTGCTAAGAACCTGGTTCAGTTGAAGAAGTTGGGTTTGAATAAGCAGTTGTTTGCGCAGCTGGTTCAGGCTGGTGCTGATGCTGGTGGTGCTACGGCTGAGGCGATTGTGGCTGGCGGTTCGGACACGATCAGCGCGTTGAATAGCCTTTACAACGAGTTGGCTTTGTCGGCTTCGGACATTGCGGCTAATGCCACTGACACGCTGTATGAGGTGGGTCAGCAGGTTGTGAGCAACGGTTTCATTGAGGGTCTTCTGTCGCAGGATAGTGAGTTGCAGAGGGCTGCACAGACCCTTGCTGATGCGTTTGCCAGCACTTTCACGACACAGTTGCAGTTGGCTGTGGATGCGGTGTTGCCTACTGGCACGAGTTTGGTTGACCAGGTTGCTGCCGTGAATTTGGCTGGCACTGGTGCTGGTCGTGGGTTGATGACTAACACGGCTTCATCGGGTCGGGCGACTGTGTTCAATGTGAATGTGTCTGCCGGTGTTGTCACCGATCCGAACGGTTTGGCAAGAACGGTGATTGATTCGGTGAAGAAGTTTGAACGCGCCAACGGTTCGGTTTGGGTTGCTGCCTGATGCCTGCCGTTGTTGAGAAGGTTGAGCTTGGTTTCGATGAGAACGGGCCAGGCAACTTCTTTATCCTTGATGACCCTGTTCAGGGTGTGTTAGACAATCCTGGTTATGTGCTTGGTGGTGGGTCGTTCTTTTACGATGTGTCGGCTTATGTGACACAGATCAATGTGAACCGTGGTAAGAGCCGTGCGCTTGACCGTTACCAGTCTGGTGTTGTGTCTGTGACTTTCAATAATCGGAACAGGTATTTTGACCCGACTTATTTGGCTTCGCCTTTTTATGGTCAGATTGTGCCGCGCCGTGATGTGCGCATTACGGCTAATAATGAGTTGGTGTTCTTGGGAACGACTGAGGACTGGAACTTGGATTATGCGCCTAATGGTGATTCGACTGCGACTGTTTCGGCTGCTGACGGTTTCGCGTTCTTGGCTGGTCAGACTTTGACTACTGGCACTAACCCTGTTGAGTTGTCGGGTGCGCGTGTGAATCGTGTGTTGGATTCGGCTGGTGTGGTGTGGCCTGCTGGTGCTAGAAGCATTGACACTGGCACTGCGACTTTGCAGGGTGATGCGGTGACACCGGCTGATAACGCTTTGCAGTATTTGCAGCTGATTGAGTCTTCTGAGCCTGGCGAACTGTTTATTGGTAAAGATGGCAAACTTGTGTTCCAAGACCGTAACAAGACCTTCCCTTCGACTGCTGTGCCGTTGTTGACTGATAACGCTTCGGGGATTACTTATTCGCAGGTGCGTGTTGTTTATGGTTCGGAGTTGTTGTTTACGCAGTCTGAGGTGAGCCGTAAAGGGTCTTCGACTATTGTGCAGGCCAATGACTTGTCGGCTCAGTCTGATTATGGTGTGCGAACACTGACCCTGGATGGGTTGTTGCAGAACACTGATGCGGCTTTGGTTGAGTTGGCCACTTACTATGTGACTTTGTATGCGCAGCCTGAGTATCGTTTTGACCAGGTTGAAATCATCCTGTCGCAGCTGTCGTTGGTTGACCAGAATAAGATTTTGGCTTTGGATTTGGGTTCGGTTGTGCAGGTGCAGTTCACGCCTAACGGCATTGCACCGGCTATCACGAAGTTTGCGAGGGTTATTTCTATCGGCCACACGGCTTCGTTGGTTGATCACAAGGTGGTTCTTGGTTTGGGAACGCTGAACGCAACATTGTTCCAGTTGGATGATGTGGCGTTTGGTATCCTAGACACAGGAACATTAGCGTTCTAAGGAGTTATTTTGGCTGGTTCGGGTTGGCGCACTTTCACATCGGGTGCGGTGTTGACTGCTGCTCAGGTGCAGGATTATTTGCAAGACCAGGTTGTGCAGGTTTATGCGACTACGGCTGCTAGGTCTAGTGCGCTTGGCACGGCTGTCAGTAATGGCATGATGTCGTTTATTACGACTGGTTCTCAGTTGGATGTTTATGCGAATGGTGCTTGGACTGGGTTGAACTACACGACCATTTCGGCTAACACTGTTTCGGCTTATACGGTGACTGCTGCGGATCACAATAAGACTTTTGTGTCTTCTTCAACAGCTGCGCAGACGATTGTTGTGCCGGACTTGTTTGAGATTGGTGAGCGTTTTGATATTGTGCGTGATGGTGCAGGCACGGTGAGCATCAGTGCTGGAACTGGTGTGACTACTTGGGCTGGTGCTGGAACTGCTGGCACGGCTAAGTCGTTTGCGATGGGAACACAGTATTCGGCGGCTTCGGTTATCAAGGTTGCGGCTAACAGTTACCGTGTTATTGGTGCGGTGGCCTAATGTCGCTTCTTCCGCTTGGCCTTCTTAGCCAGGGTAGCGGTGGCGGTGCTGCCGGTGCGTTTGAGTTGATTCAAACTGCAAATGGCACAGGGTCAAGTGGCATCATAGATTTCACTTCTATTCCTGCCACCTATAAGCATTTGCAGATTCGCTACACTGCAAAAAATACTTCAACTAGCGCAGACTTGAACATAACATTTAACAATGTGACTAGCAGCAGCTATGCCAGACATCACATGGTGGGTAACTCAGTTTCAACTGCGGCGGCATCGGCAACATCGGCTGCAAACATTTCGTTGATCGATGGTGTTGCACCAAGCACCACAGCCAATGTGACTACTAATGGTGTGATTGACATTCTTGATTATTCGGAGTCAACTAAGAACAAGACCTTGCGCGCCATGTATGGTTTGATTCAGGCTTATTCAACTAGCAGAATTTATGTGGCATCTGGCGTTCTTGAATCCACAACTGTTGTGAGTCGTGTCACCTTGACTGCTTCTGGTAACAACTTTTCGACAGCTTCGCGCTTTTCACTTTATGGAATAAAGGGGTAATAATGCCAGCAGGAGTTTCAGCATGGACAGCGTTAGCAAACACAACGCTTGCATCACCGGCAGCTTCGGTGACCTTTTCAAGCATCAGCGGTTCTTATCGTGATTTGCGACTTGTGTTTGCTGGCGGCATAGGTTCTGCCAATCCAACTTTTGTGCTAAACGGTGACACGGCTAGCACTTATCTGTGGACAACGCTTGAAGGTGATGGTTCTGCTGCTTCAAGTGCTTGGAACGGTAACAATTATGGGTCGTTTGCCAACAACTACATTCTTGGGTATAACAGCACTGGCCTTTTGATAACTATGGACATTCTCGATTACACGACAACGGATAAGCACAAAACCATTTTGAGTAGGGCAGGCAATACGGCCAGAGGTGTTCACGCTGTTGTGAATCGTTGGCCATCAACTGCTGCTGTTACAACTATTCAACTAAATTCCAATGCGACTAACTTCACGACTGGTTCAACTTTTGCTTTGTATGGGGTGAGCGCATAATGCAACTAATTAGCTCGGTGAGCGTTGGCGGTGGTGGTGCGGCCACCATCGACTTCACTTCTATTCCTGGCACATTTACGGATTTGATGCTTGTTTTGTCTGCTCGTGCGACAAGCACAACACCGACAATAACTGTGGCGTTCAACGGATCGTCTGCTTCTTTTACTAACATTTATTTAGAAGGCGTTGCTGCTTTTGGAGTTTCATCGCTTACTGGAACGACATTTGTGGGCAACGCTTCAATAAGCACCCACTCTGCTTCAACTTTTGGCAACCTGTCAATTTACATTCCAAACTATGCTGGTTCGGCAAACAAGAATTTCAGTGTTGATTCGGTCACAGAGAACAACGGCGCGCAGGCTGTCGCGGCACACATTTTTACTGGTGTTCGGGCTAACAATGCGGCTATTACACAGGTCACTTTGAGTTTGGCAAATTTTGCACAGTATTCAAGTGCCTACCTTTACGGAATCTTGAAGGGTTCTGGCGGCGCAACCGTTTCATAACAACTAATCGAAGGAATAAAAATGGCACTTATGAAAATTGTGGTCAACTGTGAAACCGGTGTGACCGAAGAAATCGAACTAACACCTGCGGAAATCGCAGAACTAGAAGCGACACAGGCACAGGCCGAGTTAGATCGTGCAGCTGCCGAAGCGGAAGCATCGCGCCTGGCTGCGTTGAAGACATCAGCAAAAGCAAAACTTGTTGCTGGTGAGCCTTTGACCACCGAAGAAGCATCATTGCTCATCGGGTAAACTAGACCTGTAAACGCACCGAATCTACGCCTCGGTTTTATTGTGAGAGGCCGTAATGGATAACGGTAACGACAAGCTTTTGATTCAACTGGTTCGTGACATCGCTGAGGTAAAGGCGATGGTGCAGAACTATGCCGACATTGAGTTGCGTGTGCGTGAGCTTGAAAAGGCTCGTTGGAAGTCTGCCTGGATTACTGGTTTGTTGTCTGCCGCTGTTAGCAGTTCGGCTGTTGCCATCATTATTCGTTTGGTTGTGATGTGATGTCGTGCGTGTATGAGCCGTTGCGGATGAAGACTCGTGAGCGCCGCGATGAACTTGGCAAGGCCACTATTGGTGACACTGGGAAGCCTCGTAAAAGGCCGCACCGTGGCAACGACTGGGGTGACCGTGCTGGTTCGGCTGGGAAAGACTTTTATGCGGTTCATGCTGGCAAGGTGATCGGGGTTATCAAGACTGGTGAGCTAGGCCACAGCGTGATTGTTGAGCGTATGGGTTGCCAGAATCCTAAGTGCCAGGGTCGTTTCGATGAATACAACCACAGCAACCAGCCGACCAAGTTGAAGGTTGGTGACATGGTGACTCATAACACGGTCATCAATCAGATGGGTGACATGGGTTCGCCTGGTGCAAACCACCTGCACATGAGTTCGGCCTATGGGCGAGTGCCACACGAAGCACCTGTGGATAAGTTGGTTGACCTGTTCAAAGACATCGATGCGGCAACGGCTGTCAGGCGCGCTGAAAAGGCTGCTGCAACGGCTTCTAAGCCACTAATTCAGAATCCAGAGGGTCAGTAATGCGTGAGAAGATAAAAACCCGTCTAAACGCCGTAGGTGGCGTTTTAGGGGCTATTGTGTGGCGTGGGTTTGGGCTGTTTCTGTTTATTTTGGGTGGGGCTGCTGGAACTGGTGCTGTTGTGGTGGGTGACTGGGTTGTTGGTGTGCTGATCGCCTGGGTTACGCTCATGTTGGGTGTGGTTGGGGCTATCGGTTATGCGATTGCGACCACCGGTGCTGCGACTGAGGCTGATGTGGCTAAGGCTGCTCAGGATGCTGTGCAGAAGGCCAACGAAACTAAGAAATAGTTTCGGGTGTGGCCAGTCGTTCGTG